ACTTATTCTGAATACATTAGATGGTTTGGTGATACGTTTATTTCTGGTAGTGGTGCAAGTGAAAAGATGTACAAATATTTAACTACCCATTGCGTTCAGGAATACTTGCGTTATGGTCAGGTTATAACGGTTGTTAAAATTCTTAACGCGAATTATCAACCAGCATATTCGTATGTAATTAATTCAAGTTCTTATGGTGGTGCGTCTTTTGGTGCTAATAACATGGCATTTAAAATCGTAGCTCTGAATGATGGTGATATCACCAATTCAGGTCGTTTAAGCGCGTCATTATCGGGTTCTGGTCAAGCTGCTGACGAAGGAAGTTCAAATAATATTTTGACCAGCGGTTCACAATTCAATATCCGTTGGGAAATTGCCAATGTGGATGCTTCACGTGGTGTATTTGATTTATATATCCGTAGAGGTGATGACATTTCTAACCGAAAGGTTTTGATGGAACAATATTCACAAGTAAGCCTTGATCCAAATACACAAAACTATCTTCCAAGAGTAGTTGGTGACATGGTTAACACGCTTCGTTATGATTCTAACGGTTCTCCTTATTTGGAACGTTCAGGTTCATTTACAAATAGAAGCCGATTTATCCGTATCGAAGGAACAAATAACACGTTCAATTATATCAACTCTAACGGTACAATTCGCGACGTAAGTTTGTCTGGTTCATTGCCAGCAGCAGTAAGCGGAACCTTTGCAGGTGGAAGTGATGGAAACGTAAATCATCCACGAGCAATGAATGAAAATATCTTTGCAACCAATACACAAGGATTCAATCCTGCTTCTGCTTCTGGTGGACAAACTGCTTATCAAGACGCGATCGATATTCTAAGCAACAAAGATCAATATGATATAAATCTTCTGTTCACTCCGGGATTAATTGATAACTTAAATGGTCACAGCGCGATTATTACCAGAGCGATAAATATGTGTGAAGATCGTGGTGATGTGTTTTATGTAATTGACCCGACTTACAAAGGTTCAACCGTTGGACAGGCACAATTAGCTGCCGAAGCCAGAAATACAAACTACGCTTGTTACTATTATCCGTGGTGCATGATCCCTGATCCAGATTTGGGTCGTAATATTTGGGTTCCACCTTCCGCGATTGTTTCAGCCGTGTATTCATTTAACGACTTGGTTGCACATCCTTGGTATGCACCTGCTGGTTTGAATCGTGGTACGTTGGATACAGTAATTCAAACAGAACGTTTGATGACGCAAGGCGACCGTGATAACCTTTATATTAAATCGGTTAACCCTATTGCAACTTTCCCACGTCAAGGGGTTACTATTTGGGGTCAGAAAACACTTCAAAAGAAACAGTCAGCATTTGATCGAATCAACGTAAGACGATTGTTAATTGATGCTAAGAAGTTTATTGCGTTCACCGTAAAGTATTTGGTATTTGAAAACAACACCGTAGAAACACGTGCTAGGTTCATCGAAATTACTGATCCTTATTTCCGTAGAGTGAAAAACCAACAAGGTCTTTACGACTATCGAATTATCATCGACGAAAGCAATAACACACCAGATGTAGTTGATCGTAATGAAATGAGGGCGCAGATTTACTTGAAACCTGCAAAAACAGCCGAATTCATCATTGTGGACTTCTTGGTACTTCCTACTGGTGCGTTGTTCCCTACTGACACTAACGAATAATAAGAATAGATTATCCGAACCTTTGAATGGATGTAAAAAAAGTTTGAAGGTTCGGATATTTATAATAAACAGAGGAAAATTAGAAATGCCAAGACTTTTAACACCGGAAGCGCACAATCCAATTTTGCAATTCCGATATATGATTACGACTTCAAAGTTACCAAATGTTCAGTTGTATGGTAAGGCTGCTACGCAACCAACCCACCAATCTGCTCCGGTAATAGTTGAATATGTAAATTCATATTTCAAAGTTAAGGGAAAATTAAGATGGGATTCCATTACGATTTCCTGCTATAACTTTGAAGGGATTACCGCAACTGAGTTGTATGGTTACTTGCAACAGCACCAAGCCGTAGATTCTGCGACTGACACATATGCGCCAACTTACAAACATGACCTTCAACTCCATTTACTTGGTCCTGACGAAGCACCTGTTGGAACTTGGAAATTAGTAGGCGCATTCTTTGAAACAGTTGCATACGGAACGCATGATCGGGGAACTGATGACGTTTCAACTGCCGAGTTGACAATCTGTTACGATTATGCGACTTATTCTTAGATAAATCAAGTTGATTTATTTTTAGTATCAAATTAAAACTTAAATAAAGGAAAAAATATTATGGTTCCAGATTTTTTGGTAAACTTATTGGTTAACCTTTGGGATAAATTCAAAGCTAAAAACGCAAAGGTTGCGACATTGATCGTATTGGTTCTTGGTACTTTGGTTTATTTTGCAGATCAAGGTTCATTGGCAGGAATTATTGCCCTTCCAGAATGGGCCGCTACGGCAATTCAATGGCTTGGTACTGTGTTACTTGCACTTCAAGGTTCACGGACTTCCGCTGATCTTGCGAAGCAGAACGCCGAAGGTTAACATTATCCATTTTTGGATAAACGAAAATAGGGACTTGGTGTTAAAACCTTGTCCCTATTTTTTTAATTAATTATGAAGTTCGATTAGGATATATGGATATTCATTTCCGCGTTCGCCCCTAACATCATGAGTGATTTGACAAACTCGCAAAGAAGTTGTATTTCCCTTGTATTTGCAGATAACACGCTCACCTATATTTGGAACTCGTGCAAAAACTTTAACTTCTGAACAATCATAATCATCCAGATTTGTGTGACATTGGCCTTTAATCATTTGTTTGTTTATTTGATTATTATAATTATTTTCGTTTGCCGCCGCGACGAGTACGGGTTTTATCTAATTTAGATTTTTCGACGCCCAACCCTTTAAGTCGTTGGATGATATTTTTCTTTTCTGAGAAAGACAAGGCATATGTGAGTTTATCGGCAACGTCATAATCTTGAATTTCCCACTTGGACGGAATTTCGAGATACTTTTGATTCCACAACTAAACTTTAATAGAATTACAAATGATGAATTTACAACTTCCGCCCCACTATTGCAAAACCGATGTTATGCGTAGTGTTTTAGTCCACGCTGATTGCTTCGATGTTTTTCCTTTTATTGCCGACAAAAGTGTGGATGCGATTATTGCCGATTTGCCTTATGGAACGACTGCTTGCAAGTGGGATAGCATTTTGCCTTTGGATAAACTTTGGGCTGAATACAAAAGAGTATTAAAAGACGATGGTTGCATAATACTTACAGCTTCCCAACCTTTTACAAGTGCTTTGGTAATGAGTAACCCGAAAATGTTTAAGTATGAATGGATTTGGAAAAAGACAAGATATAGTGGTAACTTAAACGCTACAAGGATGCCATTAAAAGCACACGAAAGCGTTTTAATATTTGCGAAAGGCAAAACAAAGTATTTTCCAATTAAGACAGAAGCACCTGAACACTTAATTGACAAAAGAAAAACTATAAACCCAAGCATCGTCAAAGATGGTGGAGCATACAATGGAAGTAAGGGCTTTGTAAATATTCGCAAAAAAGACGATGGTACGAGATATCCAATAAGTGTGCAGGAGTTTAAGAACCCTAACAATAATAGCTTACACCCAACACAAAAACCTATTGAGTTAATGGAATACTTGGTAAAAACCTACACAAACGAAGGCGATATGGTTTTAGACAATACAATGGGTTCAGGAACAACTATTTTAGCTGCTATAAAAAACAATAGAATAGGAATAGGAATAGAAAAGGAAAAACAATATTACGATGTCGCTGTTCGTAGGGCTTCGGAGTATTACTGCTAACGTTATTTGGCTTTACGCAGGTGGGGCTAAATAGAACAAAAGTTTCAACCTGCACCAAAGATTATTAAAAGCACGTAAGCTGGGTTTAACCGCTAACCCCCACTTGCGTAAAACCAATGTTAGCACCAGTTTTTTATGAGAAAGTTTATTTTAGTATCAATGTTAACCGTTGTTTGTATGTTTCTTTTCGGGATACTTGCAAGAATTACGGACTTCTTTATTCAAAATTGCGAATGGAAGTGCACTATTTGGTTTTTATTCGGAATGTTATGTATGGCATCAATCAGTTATTTTGTCCGTAATTATCGGTCTTAAAATTGGTGCTAACGGCTAAGGCTAAACAACGTTTGGATTATTAACACTAAAAACAATAAATATGTACGACTTATCAAATTATGTAAAACCTTTCAAAGAGAGCGAAGTGCCAAATGTTGGTTTAGCCAA